CGCTCGCGCTCGTGGGGCTGGCGGGGTGCGCGATCCGGCGCTGGGATCTGCGCACGTTTCCCCGGTGTGCCGATGGGCTGCCGGTGGAGATCCTCATCGACCCGGCGTGTCCGCCCGATGGCGTGTGTGGGTATTCGTGTTTACCAGGGCGATGGGGGTTCATCGCCCCGGTGCTGATCTCTGTATGAGGACTGCATGAGCGACCTCCTCCTCCTCGACGCGCCCGCTGCCACGCCGCCGCCGCCGCTGGTCGCGCGCACCGGCCTCGTCCGCGCGGAACATAAAGTTATCCGCGACGACACGGGCATCTTCCATCCGCTCGGGCTGACGTTCTTCTGGGCGCTCTACGGCTGGAAGTACGAGCGGCAACGCATCCTCGAGCATCTCGCGTGGCTCGCGCCGAAGCGCTTCGACTATCTGCGCATCCTCGCCGAGGTCGACTGGGTCGGCCGCAGTATCGAGCCGTGGGCGTGGCCGGACTACGCGGAACAGCTCTGCGGGTTCGTCGACGCGGCGTACGATCACGGGCTGCGGTGCGAGGTGACGATCGTCGGCGGCTGCCAGTTCGACCAGCAGACCGGCGCCCGGCGGTTCGTGCCGACGGAGCTCGCGCGGCAGGTGGCGTCGGCGCTCGTCGGCCGCGAACAGAAGATCATGCACGTCGAGTGCGCGAACGAATGGGCGCGGCTCGACAAGGTTGGGCCGCGGGATCTGATGGACATGACGGCCGTCGTGCGGAGCCTGCTGCCGAATCTGGTGAGTCTGTCGTGCCCCGAGGCCGACGGCTACGAACAAGCGCGCGAGGCGACGAAAGCCGCGGGCGGCTCGGCCTACACGATCCATCCGCGCCGGAGCGATCACGATGCCTACTGGAGCCACGTCCGGCAGGGCTACGACTTCAAGGACTTCCCGGCGGCGACCTGGAACAACGAGCCGCAGGGGCCGCAGTCGAGCGTCGACGAGCTGTCGAACCCGATGCAGCTGGCGTGCGCGCGCCTCCTCGGGATCATGTGCGGCGGAGCCGGGTACGTGCTGCACGTCGGCCAGGGCGTGACGGGCGAGGCGGACCCGGCGCACGGCCGGCCGCAGAACATGTGGGAGGTCCCCGACATCGACGCGATCATGGCGGCGGTGCGCGCGTGCGATGGCCTCCTGCCGGACGGCGTCGAGAACTGGAAATGTGTGAACAACGGCCGCGACGATCACCCCCTACCGCTGCACGCGCATGACGGCTTCTGGGAGGACAGCGATGACCGCGCGCCCGCCGTGAACAAGAACTACGCGGCGGTGAATGGCGCGGCCTTCGTCGTCATGCTGACTGGCGTGAAGAGCGCGGGCGCGACGGGGCCGGTGCCGGCGGGCACGGCGCGCAAGGCGTGTCACGTCGAGGCGTGTGATCCGGTGACGCTGGCGATCGTCGCGAGCGCGGATCTCGCGGCGGGGCAGGCGTGGACGCTGCCGGGGCGCGGGGACAGTATGGCGGCGTATGTCGTGCGGGGGAGGTATCGATGAGTCGCGTACAGGCGCCGCTGAGACCTGAACTGGATGTCGACAGCATGCCGGATCGGATGAAGTTGCTCCCCATCGACGCGCGCGGGTATCCCGTGCCGTGGTTTGTGGCGTGGGTGGACGGGCAGCCGGAGTTCCGTGCGATGGACCCGGCGAAGTGGCGCCAAGCGGTCACCGAGAAACGCTGCTGGGTGTGCGGCGGCATCCTCGGCAAGTGGCTGACGTTCGTGATTGGCCCGATGTGCGCGATTAACCGGACGACGGCTGAACCCCCGTCGCACACGAACTGCGCGACGTGGTCGGCGAAGAACTGCCCGTTTCTCTCGCGACCGAAGATGGTCCGGCGCGAAGACGACACGATTAACATCGAGGTCTGTGCGGCGAATGTGGCGGGCGAGATGATCGCACGCAATCCCGGCGTCACGCTCCTCTGGACGACGCGCACGTACACGGTCTACCGGGACCAGAAAGGGTCACCGCTCATTGAAATCGGCGACGCATCCGCGATCAGTTGGTATCGCGAGGGGCGTCCAGCGACGCGCGCGGAGGTCGAGGAGTCGATCGTCACGGGCCTACCGTTTCTTGTCGAGGCCTGCGAGAAGGAAGACACGCCGCGTGAACGCAATCGCGCCCTGGTAGAACTCACGCGCCGCCGCGTGGCTGTGGAAGCGCTCTATCCTGCGGCCACATGACCATCCCCGAACCGACCCGCGCGCTCGTCCTGCGCCTCCGTCGCGTCGCCGTCCTTCTCGACACGATCGCCGTCGACGCGGCCATTTCTACCAAGGCCCGCGCGCAGGCCGAGACCAGCGCGGCGGTGGTGTGGGACGGCGTGCGGCGGCTCGAGGACCTCGCGGGCGTGGTGGAAGATCTGGCGCCGATGGTCGCGCGCGTCGTGCCGGAGTGGGACCCGCCATGAGCGACCCTGTGCGCTGCCCGCACTGCGGCGAGGACCGGCAGGTGGAGCCGACGACGCGGCGGTCGATCTACTACCTGTCGACGCCGCCGACGCCGCTCGTCGTCTGGTTCTGTAGCGTCTGCGCGCGCGAGTTCATCGCGCCGAAGGGGTAGATGGGGAAAGCCAAGCGCCGCCGCCGCGTGCGTCCGACTCTCACGGTGAAGCAAGCGCGCTTCGTACAGGAATACCTCGTCGACTACAACGGCACGCAGGCCGCGATCCGCGCAGGATACCCAGCCGCGTCGGCGCGGTCGGTCGCGCACGAGAACCTGACAAAACCTGACATCGCGGCGGCCGTGCAGACGCAGCTCGCGGCGCTGCAGGCGCGGTGCGACATCACGGCGGAACGTGTGCTGCTGGAGTTGGCGAACGTCGCCTACGCGGACATCCGGCAAGTGTTCGACGCCGACGGGCGGCTCAAACTGCCGACGGCCTACGCGCCCGCGCTCGCGAGCGCGGTGGTCGGGATCGAGATCGCGACGAAGCGGATCGACGAGGGGGACGTGGAATACATCCACAAGATCAAGCTCGCGCCGAAGGTCGAGGCGCTCAAGACGCTCGCGCAGCATCTCGGGCTGCTGAAGATGACCGTCACCGGGCCCGGCGGCGGCGCGGTGAACGTGCGGATCGTGCATCAGCAGCTCGCGGACGGGTGACGGTGATGACGGTGCATTGCAAAGCGTGTCATCACCAATGGGACGTCATCATGCCGTTACCGATACCGATTGAGCGGGCGGTGCTGGTGATGAAGGGGGCTGTGGCGGCGGGGTGTCCGCAGTGTCACGCGTACGGGGCGAACGTATTATGCGGTCCGGCGGTCCCCGTCGCACGGACACCCCGTGCGCCGACGTCCTCACATGACCAAGACCGCGACCGCTGACCGCGCGCTGACGATGACGTGGCGCGGCAAGCAGTGGGACGCGCTCACGGACACGACGCACGCGCTGGATGTGGAAGGCGCGTTGCGCGCGAGTAAAACCACGATCGCGCTCTGGAAGGAGATCAACGCGCTCGTCGCGCACCCCGGTATGCACACGCTCCTCGCGCGCTGGACGGAGGACGCGATGCAGACGGTCCTCAAGCCGATCTGGCGCAGTATCCTCGAGAAGGCCGGCCTGCGCGTGCGCTGGAACGCGATGGAGCACTACGACGAGTTCCCGAACGGCGCGCGCGCGTATGTGCGCGGGCTCAAGGCGCAGGACCAGCAGACGCGCTACGCGAAGTTCCGGGGGCTGACGCTCTCGCGCGTGTACATCGACCAGGCCGAGGAGATGCCGCGCGATGTCTACCACGAGCTCAAGGCGCGGCTCTCGCAGAAGGGCTACCCGCACCAAATTGTCATTACGCCGCAGGCGGTCGAGGAGACCCACTGGATCGCGAAGGAGTTCCCGGCGGATAACACCGTGCCGCATCGGCGCTACATTCCGCTCTCCGTCTATGACAACGCGCACAACCTCGACGCCGACACGATCCGCAACCTCGAGGAAACCTACCCGCTCGGGCACCCGAAGCGGCAGACGCTGCTCAACGGGCTGCGCGGCATGAACGTCATTGGCGACCCGGTGTATGCGGGCGCGTTCAATCGGCGGCTCCACGTCCGGCCGCTCGCGTTCAATCCGGCGCTCCCACTGGAAGAGGCGATCGACTTCGGCAAGCATCATCCCTGCTGGGTCGCGCGGCAGGTGGACCCGTTCGGCGCGGTGCTGTTTCTCGGCGGCGTGCAGGGCGAGGACTTGTTCCTCGACGACTTCATGCGCGTCGTGACGCGCTATCGCGAGGAGTGGTTTCCCGGCGTGAAGGACCTGAAGACCTGCTGCGACCCGGCCGGCAGCCATCAATCAAGCCAAGGCCTGCGGCAGAACGGCGTCGAGATTCTGCGCGCGCACTATCCGGCGCGGCATCGGATTCATGTTCAGGACAACAGCAACGCGCCCGACGTGCGGCTCGCGATGATCGAGGAGCTCGCGAAGGCGATGCGGCAGCGCACGGCGACCGGCGAGGGGTTCGGCATTGACGAT